GTATAAATGATATTTATATAAATTAATAAGGTAAATATATTATTATATAATATATAATAATTTTATTAATTTATATAAATATCATTTATACAATAAACAATTAAATATAATCAAATAGTATATAACACACCAAGATAACTAAAACTAAACCTATTATACTAATATCATGGCAGGTGGTTTAATGAATTTAGTTTCTGAAGGACAACAAAATATTATTCTAAATGGTAATCCTTCCAAAACATTTTTTAAAACAACATATGCTAAATATACTAATTTCGGCTTACAAAAATTCAGAGTTGATTTTGACGGTACAAAAACATTGCGTTTAAACGAAGAATCCTATTTTACGTTTAAAATACCTAGATATGGCGATTTATTGATGGACTCCTATGTTTCTATTGCATTACCTAATATTTGGAGTCCAATTTTCCCACCACTCGATAATACAGTGTTGTCGAATATTACTGGTACTACAGGATATAGTGGTTGGGCACCTTATGAATTTCGTTGGATTCAAAATTTAGGTGCATTAATGATAAGCAAAATATCAATTACATGTGGAAATCAAACTCTACAAGAATACTCTGGTTCTTATTTATTAGCAATGGTTCAACGTGATTTTCCTGACGACAAAAAAAAATTATTTGACAAAATGATAGGAAATATACCGGAATTGAATGATCCAGCAAATTCTGGGTCACGTGTTAATTCATATCCAAATGCATATCATACAGACAACCCTGCTGGGGCTGAACCATCCATTCGTGGTACGATACTATATGTACCTATTAATTCATGGTTTAGTTTAAATAATCAAATGTCATTTCCATTGGTCGCTTTGCAATACAATGAATTACATATCAATATAACGTTTCGTCCAATCAGTGAAATGTTTCAAATTCGTGATGTTTTAGATCAAGTCAATAATTTCCCGTACGTATCACCCAATTTTAATTATTATTATATGCAATTATATCGATTTTTACAACCTCCACCAGACGTTAATATTGGTATTTCGTCCTATATAGATACCAGAACACAGTGGAATGCGGACATACATTTAATATGCACTTATGGATTTTTATCAAATGACGAGTCGCGTATTTTTGCTTTAAATGAGCAAACTTATTTGATAAAGCAAGTGTATGAATCTATTTTTTACAATGTTACCGGTCCGAATAAAGTAGAATTAAACTCATTGGGTATGGTAGCAAGTCAAATGTTTTACTTTCAACGAAGTGATGCTAATTTAAGAAATGAATGGAGTAACTACAGTAACTGGCCTTACAATTATTTACCATATGATTTAATTCAAGCACCTACCAATGGTTTTTATCCTGTTTTTCAATTAGATTCAAACGGACAAAAAATACCAGTATTAATCGGCCCAGGTGTAAATCCAGATGGTAAATTAACAGGTTGGATGATTACAGGGGATTATAATTCTCAAAATACGAAAGAAATATTACTAACCATGGGAATTCTTTTTGATGGCGAATACAGAGAGAACATGCAACCTGCAGGTGTGTATAACTATATTGAAAAATATACGAGAACACCTGGCAATGCTCCAGATGGATTATATTGTTACAATTATTGTTTAAATACCTCACCCTTTGTATTGCAACCATCTGGTGCAATTAATATGTCTAAATTTAACAAAATAGAATTAGAATTTGTCACTATAATTCCTCAATTAGATCCTTTAGCACAAGTTTTGACTATTTGTGATCCTACAACTGGTAATATTGTAGGTATAAACAAACCAACCTGGCGAATATATGATTACAATTTTAATTTATATTATTTTGAAGAAAGATTAAACGTTATTCGATTTATCAGTGGTAATTGTGGTGTATTATATGCAAACTAGTCACGTTTATCGAATATAGCAAAACTATTATTGCACTTTTGAACACTACACAAAATATCTTCGTTTGCTCCTTTTGGTATGTCTTTTGCAGAAGTATTCATATAACTTTGACCTATGTCACTAGTAGAATCGTCATAAAAATTATTTAATGCTGTTAAATCTTTACATCCTTTGCAGTCTACATCTGAAAAACATTGTTCGCGCGATAATAAACATTGCGATTGAGGACCACACCAATTACTACATGTGTATTTTGAAAAAGCGGGTATGTCAATAGCATTACTATGAAGATTATTTACTTTATATAGATCATATGGAACACTATTATTGTTGATATTAGTAGTGTTAATAGTTTCATTGATGCTGTTATTTGGTTCAGTTTTATATATATTTTCAGCTGATGTAAAGGTTTCTAAATAGGTTCCAGGTTGTAGATAATTTTTGTTTAATAAAAACTGTAACCATCTAAATAACAAAAACAATAAAAAAAAACACAATAAAAACAATAAAAAATTATAATAGTTACCTGATTTTTTATTTTTTGTCATGTATATTTATATACCAAAATATTGTATATTTTTTCGAATTATTGTTAAAATAGAGAATAATATTATTATAGTATATTATACATATATCACATATCAAATATAAATATTAACAAATAAATGGGAAGTGGTTTTGCGGCACTTATAATTTTTTTAGCTACATATGTTTTTATTATTATTTGCATTATTGCCATATTTTTTGGAGCAATTTTTAAAGATTTAATGAAATGGGCATTATCTAGTTTAAATTTTAATAAAATGATGACTAATGCATCCGCATCGAATAAAGCAGCATTTAATAGCATGATACTAAAGATAACCAATTTTTTAAATAGTATTTCTCTTTTTGGTAAGCCACCAAAATCAACTGCTACTACAACTTCACAATTATATGGAGAATTTTTTAAATATGTCGGATTAAAAATAATAGCTGTATTAATTCAATCATTTTTAGGAGTATATGCATTATGGATGTGTAAAGTCGCACAGACAAATATATTACCTACTGATTTTCGTGGAGCTCCTTATACAGATTTACCACCAATCATAGATCCTATAATAACACAAGTCAATTTTTTTAAATTAAACGGTGATGATTATAGTACAAAATTATTGTTTCAATATTTATACATACCAGACAAATCGGCGAACGATAGTAAGCAAATTAATAGTCAATTTTCTATACTTAATAAATTACGTGAAATAAATGAATCACCTACCATTTCAGGAACAACCATGTATTTTATTTACCTATTTGAAAATTTATTTTGCTTGAATTTTTCAATGATTAATATCTTTTTTTCATTTTTCAATAGTTTTTATGAATGGGTTTTGGTATTATTTGGAAGTTACTTAATACTATTTACGTTTGTAGTTAATATCTTGATATCTAATATAGTTTTCATATATATATTTTTCGCTGGTATTTTTGCATGGATTTGGAAATTGAATAAACCACGAGTTGTAGTAGAAGATGGAGAACAATTATCAAAACCCAATTTTATTCAAAATTGGGTGTATATAACATTGTTTTCTATGCCACTTACTTGGGTCGCTACATTTATTGAAACTGTTTTTTTATTGAATTGTTTTCTTCCATTTTTAATACTGGGAAATATGTTTGTTTTTCCTATTATAACAATATACGTTATATTATCTATCTGCTTCATTGTAGCCAGAATTTCAGAAGGTAATAAAACAGGAGAAAGTTATTCATTTTTAACATTGTATGTTAATAAAATGCGTTACATGATAACACCTATATTCATAATTATGTCTATTTATGTAATAATTGCAGCTAAAGCTTATTTAGGAAACACAGAAAGAAACGCATCAATTGTTGCAGTTATCATTGTTTTAATAGTATTAATGAACATCCCAATTACAAATGTAAATGATTTTGGCACAAAAGATACAGAGCCATATAATTATATTCAAGCAGAAAAACGCACACAATTCAAACTTTCATCTACTGTATTATGGGCTATTACAGGTGCTGTAACAAGTGGCGATTTAGCAATTAATATTGCAAATCAAATCAATAGAATAAAAACATTTGATAATCATGTAAATGAAGTTCAAAGAAATCCACTTCCATATCCGGACGTGCGAGAACAACAACAACAACAACAACAACAACTTCAATCAGGTGGTAAAAAAATATTTGATGATGTATATCAATCTGATAATTTAATAGAAAAAATGAAAGCACTTAATAGTAAAATACGTAAAAATATTACTATCTCGATTATGCCTATGTAAATACATTATATGTGTTAAATAATATAAATGTATATGTATATATTTATTTAATTGAATCACAATGGGAAAGCAAAAAA